AACAGGAATCACGAAGAAAGAAATCAAAGCAATCGGACAAGTTGATGTTATCTGCGCAGGATTTCCGTGTCAGCCTTTCAGCGTTGCTGGTACAAGACGAGGTTTTGAAGATACAAACGGAACTCTCTTCTTTGAAATCGCAAGGTTCGCTTCCGTTCTCAAACCAAAACTACTTTTCCTTGAGAACGTCAAGGGGCTTATTAGCCACAATAAAGGGTATACCTTCGAGACAATCATCGGATCGTTGGATGAATTGGGGTATGATGTCGAATGGCAAGTGCTTAACAGCAAAGATTTCGGAGTCCCGCAAAATAGAGAACGGGTCTATATTGTCGGACATCTTAGAAAAGCAAGTGGAAGACAAGTATTTCCTATCATTGAAACAAGATCAGATAAATCAATTATCCAACTAGGGAATATCAAGAAAACTGAAAGTTTTGGCGGAAACCCTCAATGCGGGAGAGTTTATAGTCCAGCAGGATTAGCACCTTGTTTAAATACGATGCAAGGTGGACAAAGAGAACCAAAAATCTTTATTGATGGTAAGGTTCGCAAACTAACACCTCGTGAATGCTGGAGGTTACAAGGTTTTCCTGACTGGGCTTTTGATAAGGCGCAAGAGGTAAATAGCAACAGTCAACTATACAAACAAGCAGGAAATAGCGTGACAATCAATGTTATCGCTGCAATAGCAAAGGAATTGGAATGAGGTGATGACTTGAAATTATTTCTTAACGAAGATTGTATGGATGTCATGAAAAGATATCCTGACAACTATTTTGATTTAGCTATTGTTGATCCACCGTATTTTTCCGGGCCAGAAAAAAGAAAATTTTATGGCAGGAAAGTCAGTCCGATTGGTGTCAGTAGATTGTACGGAGAAACCTCAGAGTGGCAAATTCCAAATCGAGATTATTTTGACGAACTTTTTAGAGTTTCAAAAAATCAAATCATTTGGGGTGTGAACTACTTCAACTACTCTTTCGGTTCTGGCCGTATTGTATGGGACAAAGTTAATGGTCATTCAAGT